TCATTATGTCTCCTAATCGTTGGGTATATCTGGGAAATCCATTTCAATTAATCCCATTTGTTTTGCTAATCTTTGTCCTTCTGGACTTAAATGCAAAGTCGCTTCAAGATTTTCATCGTATTCGACTTCCATTAAACCTTCTTCATATAATTTTAAAAGAGATTCATCTACGTGACGTGTGTGAGCTTCCCATAATTCTGGAGCTATATCTTTAGCAATCTCATGAATAGCAAATATGATATCGCCATTCTCATCAACGCCTTCTATAGTTACCGCACCTATTTCAAGGTAATGTTCGAGCTTCATGTCGTCTTCTCTTTCCTCGTCCATACTATTATTATACTCCTAGCCGTGCAACAGGTAGGACTTGAACCTACGATAGCCGAATTATGAGTTCGGGGCCTTAACCAACTTGGCTACTGTTGCCAATTGGTTTATTGTATCGTTCCGTCTTCATTTTTGTCAATGGTAGTTTCCACTAACTGCTGTACATAATCAGAGAAATGTTTTCTTATATTTCCAGGGGGTCTGGATCCAATAGTTTTCCACAGTCTCTTATATTCTATTACGTTTGCAAATGTAGTAGGACAAAGCACATAACCAGCATACTCTTTTAATGTAGTAGGCAGAGGTACATGTTTTCCACAGCATTTACATTCTTTAGCTTTATCTTGATATATACTCATACTATTTCCATTCCGTCTAAAACATCTTTAAGATAGTCAGGCATTCTAGGGGCACGAATTAAATTGTCCCTAACTACTTCTGTATCTTCCCTATCCCACCTCATGGGATCATAGGTATGTATTTCTATTTCAGAGTTATTCTCTGGCTTAGTTCTACTAATAGCGTTATAAATAGATCCGCACACCGCATCCGCCAAATCCTTAGATCCCTTTCGTGGGTGGTCTACTTTATCACGCATAATTTTTAACTGAAGCAATTCATCAATCAAAAGCGGGATATGTGGTCCAGATAATCTTTCTTCAAGGACTACCATTGCCATGTCATCGTAATGTTTTTTAGCTACCGACAATGTCTCTGTATTAATTCCATATGCCTTTAGTTGCTGCATCATATCGTGAGAGTTCCATCGGTCAAATGTACAGACACGAATTTTAAATCCAGCAGATCTTAATCCTAAAATATAATCTTTTACTTCTGTAAAATCAACAGACTTATCTGCAGTTGGTGTCCAATATCTAACTGCATCAACTTCTACAATTGGAGCTGGCTGAGAATAAGTATCAGTTACTTTTATGTTGACCCATTTCTGTACATGTGCCATAGCAACAGCACAATGGTCATGCTTTTGTGCTAAGTCTACGTGCAAGAAATATTCTTTATCTGGGTCTGGGGCAAACCAGGTTTCAAGCCTACCAAATGAATCTACAGCTAAAGCCATATTGCTAAATGATTTTTCTATCTTCTCACGAGATTTAAAGAATGCATCAATTGCTTCTGGTGGCATACATGCAAAACGACTGAGCGCATCTGGCATATTCTTGTAAAATTCAATCTTAAAATCTTCAATCTTCTTTGTAGGATTTACTTCCCATGTAGGGCGTTTAAGGGCATATACTTTAGGGATCTTATATGCGATTATATGGTCTTCTTCCCATTCAACCATTATTTCATTTCCCTCTGTTCCATCTGGCAGATCTTCATCCATCTTCATAGTTTTATTTCTAATAATAGTTTCTTTTTCTGCCACCACTGAATCATAAAACTTTTGAATAGGGTCGTTTTTAAAGCGTGGGAATGAAAGCAAAATAATCTTACCATAGTCTGGAAAACGAGATATAACAGACCCACGATACATATCATAAATAGCATCAGCAGTTTTAGCCTGATCATGCCCTGTTGTATTTTCTGTAGCAAAGCCAGAAATTTCATCGAGGATTACGGCTATTACGTTATAACCTTCGAATGCCTCACGCTCTGAGTGACCAGAATATACGTTTACATTTTTATCAAATCTGACTTCAGATGCTTTAGGGTCATACTTTCCTACGAACCACGGAGACCTATCTATGCGGGTCTTAAATCCTTTGAAGAAAACATTGTTTGCCTGTTGTGCGTTAACAGCAATATTAATAATATCAATTGTATCTCCAGGTGGCTTACCGTAATATGTTGCTGGATCTTTTAAGCATAGCAATAGATATACCATATACGATACTGAAATTGTAGAAGTATAATCTTTTCCAGAACCTTTTCCTAACTGTGCAATAATTTCTGTGCAAGTTTGTTTATATCTACGAGTGCCTTCTTCTTCCCCAAATAATTTTATAAGGGTAGATTCTTTGTAGATCTGGCTCCCCTTCTCAATGAGTGTATACTGGTACTCCGAAAGTGGAGGTAGGCCGAGGTAATCTGGACTTGTAACAAACGTTCGTAAATCGACTGGTCTTTCATCAAATTCCTCTCCGTCGAGGATGTCGATGAGATCATTAAAATTAAGATCCACTAACTTCCTCAATTATTTCAACTGGTTCAACTATCCCAGTTATTTGAGATAGGCGTTTTGCTACTTCTAATTTACACTTAGGACATGTTGCTGTTACTTCTTTTAGAATTTTTACAAGGATGTCTTGCTTCCGCTCAGTTTCCGCCAACTGTGTTGCAAGTTCTGCGTTATCTAATAGACCAACTTCTTGAAGCATGCCAATACGCTTACCTTCAATATCTGCAATTAGCTTCAATGCTGTCGCTTTAATATTTAATTGACCTGCTTGGTCTGCATCCTCTACGGTCTTCCAAGCCTCTTTAATGAGCATAGCGTAGTGTTGGTCTGCTCCAGAGATAGCCTCCTTAGCCCTTTCACGAGCCCCAGAATCGCTTCTGACGACCTGTTTCCACTCTTCTATATACTCTATAACCTCTGCCCTCTTAAAACCCGTTACGGCGGCAATCTGGGTAGGATTATTACCTTTGAGTAGTTCTTCAACAACTTTATTCATGCGGTCATAATGATCCGCTAGTTCAATTTCCATATACCTGAATTATACCATGTTTTAGTTGACTAGGATTGAGATTTGGCTATTTTGAGCAAAACTAAATATCCAATTAGGTCATCAATATCATTATCGCCTGGATAATCTGTGCCCTTCATAAGTCTATTTAATTTGTCATCAATACGGACATGAAGCTGTTCTCTTGGTCCCGCCTTCGAAAATATACGAACAGGGTCAAGGGCCGAATTACCATAAGCGATATTCTTTTTAACCAGCATGTGTGCAATTTCATGGCAGGTTGTCCAAATTTCTTTACCTGCTTCTGTGCCTACTGTAAGTAAATATAAGTCCTCACAGCGAAATTCTCCAACATCTTCAAATACTGGTTCAAGCATTTTTACTCCTTAATAGGGCTAAGAAATGATCGCTTTCATTTCCATTTGGATCTTTGGTATAGGCAATAGACTCTATATTAAAATATTGCTCAACAATTGTCAATACCTTTGTTCCAGTATCATCCATCCATGTACGGCTATGTAAAACTAATTTATTTGTATTTAATTCAGATAAATATTTATTTAATTCGTCATCATGAATATGCTGAAATACTAAACTGGCCAGTACCATATCAAATGGAATTGTTTTTATCTTGTCCCAGTTAGATGTATATATAATGTTATCCGCTTTATTTTCTTGTGGAACTAAATCTATCATATTAGGAAGATCAAATCCTATTACATTTACATAGCTATTAGCAAGGGCGACTGAATTTCTTCCAACCCCGCATCCAAAATCTAATGCGTATTGATGGCTATGCGGCTGGCCTTTTGCCAAATCAATTACTTCTTCGTATACTGGCATATCTTTAAATGATCCAGTATATCCTGTCAGGATTGCATCTCCTGCACTTACAGCATTAAGACTTTCCCAAAAACTTTTCATTTTCTGATCATCCCAAATTTCTCAAGGTATCGCTGAATTGTCATAGCAGATACCCCACACTCTGCTGCAATTTCTGTAATGTTCTTTTTCTGCACAACATATCTGCGGTATAGCCATGTTTGGCTCTGGTATAGTTTCATCGTTCTGTTAGCACCGTGTTTGAATAATGTGCAATGCCGAATGCATCTGCAACGTCAAAATCATCTAACTTAAGATCGTACTTCTTATTAAAGTAGTCTACAGTCCTTTGCTTCCTGATCTCTCGCATCTTTGCTTTGTACCAAGAGTCAGTATGTCCTGGATTTTCAAACCTAAGTGTGTCCTTCTCCAGTTTTGTTGGGTTCTTATTTCCAATATGTGCCTGCCAAGATGTAGGAGATATAGTGATAACACTAGCACCAGTAGACATAAGCTCAGCAATGATGACACCGTAGACATATGATAATTTTATCACGGCATCAGCGGATTTGACAAACACTGCTCCCTCAATAACAATATAGTCTGATTTAAGTTGAGGAAGCATGGCATGCATTTTAACTTTAGCATCATATATCTTTTCATATATGTCTGATCCAGTAAATTCAATCTTGCCCCAGCGTAATGGCTTATCACCTTCCATTAGACAAAATGCTACTGAATTGGTTGAAGCGTCTATGCCCAATACTCTATTGGCTTTAGTTTTAACTAACTCAGCTAATCTCATCTATCATCCCCAACAATTTATTTCTATATTGTTCATTTACTGCTTTATTGCATGATGAACATAGATTAGATTCATTGTATCTACTTAACTGAGCACCACATTTTTTACAGCC